GTTGATTGAGTAGTACCAACAACTTCTAATTTATTATTTGGGTTATTAGTAGCAATACCAACATTACCATTATTTAATATAGTTAATTTTTCAGTTGATGAACCTGTTGTTGTATTATAAAATCTAAAAGAATCATCACTATTTGCATAACGAATCATACCTCTATTTTGAATAGTAGAACTACCAAACATAATTCTATGAATGTTAACATCAGGAGCACTAAATTGTAAACCAGTATCTCCATTATTTTCTAAAACTGTTTGATATGATGTACTTATACCACCAAAATTAAAACCAGAAGCACCATTTGAAACATGTAATCTAACACCAGTATTTGTATTATTAACTGATGTGTTAATATTCAATACACCAGTACTTGTTAATCTCATTTTCTCAGCCATACCAGCGCCTGTTGCTTGTGTCCAGAATGTTAAGTGTGCTGCATCATTTGCATCGGCACGTAAGGCATTCATAGAAGCAACTGTGTCACTATTATTACTGAATATTAATTGTCCAGCATTTATATTTGTTGTTACTTGTCCATCAATAAATATAGATGATGTTACGTTTGTTCCTCTACTTATTACACGAGCAACTGTATTAGCAGTACCATTTTGTATTTGTATTTTTTCGGTTGGATTTGTTATACCTAAACCTAAGTTACCATCAGCATTAATAACCATACGTTCTGAACCGGTAGGTGTTATTGCGTTTGCAGCAGTATAAATTTTTACACTAGTTGCAGCATTTGCTAAACCTGTACCACCGCCAATTAATACATCGTTTGTACCAGATTGGTTATTACCCATGATTAAAGAAACTGGTTCTTCACTAGTAAAATAATGTGGTGATGCTATACGTGCAATTTTTTGAGTATTGTCTGTTCTTGTTGTGTCAGAACCACCATCACCACCAAATATTGCTGTTATTAAATTACCACCTGTTACATCTAATTTAGCACTTGGATCAACAACACCTACACCTAATTTAGATGATGAAATATAAACACCATTTGCATCTTTCAGTGTTTTACCACTTGTATCATTATACGTTGGAATAGAATTAGTTACAGATGATGCTGAACCGAACATAACGTTCTCGTTGAATGTTTCTTGATTACCAAATCCACCAACTTGAGTTGTTACATTACTAGCAGGAACTACACCACCACTTGCAGTGTAAGATACTGCAACATCTTTACGTAAATCAACAGTTTGGTGTAATCTAGTGTATTTAACCGCGACATCGAATTTTCCAGGATTTACATTATTAAATAAGAATATTAACTTGTACATAGGTCTTATTTCTTGATTACGTAAATCAGCATATAGATTTTGTAAAATTGTAAAGTTATGTGCTTGTGCTAATGCCAATGTTGTAAACTCACTTTGAGCACTCACCAATCTCATCGATTGTCCAATTTTTCTATCCTGAAGAGCATAAACGTAGTATACGAAATAACGGTCGTCAGTAACTAATGTACGTACACCAGCAGTTGTAATATATTGAGGTCTATTAGTTGTAGTATCCCAAGCAAATGGAAATCTTGTAGCTGGTAGAAATGAACGTTGTCCACCAGCACTATTTATTCTTATTGGAAATAAACCAGCATTGCTACTTGTTAATGAACCAGCAGTTTCTATACCCATATCTTGGTCGAAATAAGCACTTGCAGTTGCCGGGTGACAGTTATTAATAGTGTACATTAAATTGTCATCCATATTTGTAGTATCTGTTATAGATATACAAGTATTACGACCATCAACATTAGGTTGACCTGTAGTTAATTCATTTCTAATTAATGTTCCAGTACTATTAATGTTAATTGTACCATCTTTAAAGTGGAATCTAGCATGTGTGTCAGAATCAATACTATTAGTATGATATTCTATTTGTTCTTCAATAAGTCTAGAACTACCAGTTAATGTAGAATCCCAATCTATTATAAACACTGGAGCAAGTATACTAAAATCTACCCATGGAGTTTGAGATGATACTGCATTACAAGCATTATCTAAATAAAAGTACCATGTTCCTGTAGTGTTAGTAAAATTGAATTCAATAGAAGTGTTACTTGTCCATTTAGTTATAACTCCACTGCCATCAGTGTACCAAATAATTGGATTTGAATCACTAATTGTTTCACCGTTTTTAATTGTAGCAATAGTTAATGTTAAATTAGTTGTATCTATAACAATATCTGCTGGAAATAATGGTCTCATTTGACATATTCCAGGATTTTGCATCGCTTTTAAATCAATTTGTGATTGTAAATTGTTAATAGTAGACTGTAATTGACTACTTACTGATACAAATATATTACCAGTAGTTAAATTTATCTTACCAAATTTACCAACAACTAATATTTTATATGGAAAAGATGGTTCGGTGTATGTATAGTCTCCGTTAGTTGATAAATAAACCACACCATTACTTGTACCACCAACTGTATTAAGTTCATTTACAATACCTTGATATGTCATTAATCCTACTTCTCCAGGAGTAATTTCAGATGTTAACATACCATCAACAAATGCATTAGATTCTGAACTATTATCTGAATATTCAACTGTAAAATAACCACCAGTTGAATCATATCCATTAATTCTAACTAATTTACCATTAGATAATGCAGTTCCTGTATTATTTTTTACTGGTAGTGTTTGTTCTTGATTAATAGATAATGTAGCATCCTTACTTTTTGCTTTAAAAGTTAAATCATGACTGTCATATGCTATTTCACCTTCTGATAAATTATTTTGATTAATATTAGTTGGAAATGCAATCTTGCTACTAACGTTTAATATTGGAGTTGTAATAGTTACAGCATCAACTTCTACCTTAACTTCACTATAATCATTTGTATTACAATCAATTGTGATAAGTTTAGCATTAAAATCACCTGTGTTGTTTACTATTGTTTCAACACCAGCAGCTAATGCTCCATCTTTAATAGATGTCATTGTAATATTAGCTTGGTCAGTATAAGCAGCTTTAAATATAATAGATTTAAAAGATTCACTTGTATTAGAATTAACATATTCATTACTGTCAGTTTGTGTGTCAATTCTATGTTCACTTAAACCAGTTCCAGTAACATTAGTTGTTGATGCGTCAGTTAAAATAACTACATCTTTAAAAACATCTTTAATACTTGTATTTTTATGTCCATCAATTCCTGTTTGTTCAATAGTAGTTGTTACTTGTTTTAAAGGAGCATCTGGAGTTGTAGTACCTTCAATAGTTAAAGTGTAGTCACCGGAATCGATAGCTTCTGTAATAGTAGCTAAACTAATAGAATCGACATATTTCTTAGTTGACACATCATTATCTTGAATAGGAACATAATTATCATCCATTGTAAGTGATACATCAGCATCAATTTTAATTCTTTCAAGTTCTGTTGATAATAGTACTTCATTATCAACTTCATTTATCTCAGAACTAAACGTTTTTTCATCGTAAATTTGTTCGTGTTTTTTATGTGGATATCTTCCTATATTTGCAGCCATAATATATATTTATTGTTATTTATTATATTTTAGTTCTTTTTACACCGAATGATTTATATCCAGTAACTCTTTTTTCTCTTACAAAACAATAATGTTTGAAGAATGTTCTATTTTCAATTAAAAATAATTTTACATTTTCGAAATAATTGAATGCAATCTCACGATTATGACTTTGTAAATTCTTTAATTGTCCAGAGCTTAATTGTTCACTATCATTTCTAGTCTTTTGAACCATTCCAGTGAATGTATCAACTACACTTATTTCAGTTACATATTGAGCGAATATAAGATATGCTAAAACATGTTTTAGTCCTTTATGTTTAATAGTATTTCCGAAATAATCATCGAATGTGCAACCTTCAACTAATTCTTTCCATTTGTCATTAACTAATGGATCGTAATTATCAAGTATTTCTTCATAAAAAACAGGTCCAAATAATTTATATAATTCTAGCTCCTGAACCTCTTTATTAATTTGAGGATATCGTTTAGCATTATTAGCTGAAACTGGCTTAATTGTTTGTTGTTCATCGAATGTTAGTATCATAATAGTTTATACGTTAGTTGCTTTTTCTTCAGATATAATAGTAACTGGTAAAATATTCCAATTATCATTATTTTTCAATACTTCATTTATGTGGTTTGAATATATCTCTTTAATAATCTCAGCTACATGACTACGGATGTCTTTAGTTAACGCATTGTAGTATTTAGTCGCTTGTACAATAGCTTCACCACTTGTACCGCTTAATTTACCATCTTCATAGTCAATTAATACAGCAGGTAATGCATATACACTTTTTCTTATATTATTTGATAATGATTTCTCCCAATTTTCAAATAATTTATCATCTATATTACCTTCGATTACATCTATTTTGAAATTCTTATCAATTATATTACCATCTTCTCCAAATTCTGATTGAAAAACTAATGCAGAATCTCCATCTGGACCAAGCCATGATTGAATTTCGGTATTTAATTTAGCTTCAGCATTTTCATCATCCATTAAATTAACATTCATTACAACTTTTTTAGCAAATCCATTGCGTATTTGTCTATTTTTATAAAGTTGAACTTGATATTCAGTATCCATATCTAGATAACTTTGATCAAATGGTGATAATGGATATAAATAACTATCATCTATAAATGAAAAGAATACTTGACCTTTGAATTTTTCAATACCACCAGCAGTCATTATATTTGATTCTAAGACATCCTTTTGTAAATTGAACGTATTATACCATTTAATATCAGTTCTCTTCTTATTCAATACCCAATCGTTATTATAAGCAATTCTTGAACAATAACCCTGGCTATCTTCAGTACTAAATCTGCATTTTTTAAATGGGAATAATTGAGTATTTACAACATCACCAGAAATAGATATATTACAATGAATATAAACACCGTAATTACGAGCAATTGACATAGATATATCTCTTCTTATTTTATCAAGTAAAATTGGTTTACCTTTAACATCTTTTCCAACTACTATTTTACCAATTTCTGTATTTTCGAAACCATCACCGGCTATAAACTTTGCGAATACATTACTGCATGATTTTGCAGTTTGACTACCATCAATTAGTTTCTCCATTAAATCCGGATAATCATTTTCTAAACCAAAATTCATTATACCAGACGAAACATCATCTTTAATAGATTTGTTTAATTTAATAGTTATTCTATTATCGACTTCTTTATTTAGTAATTTCATCTTTAGCTAATTTAATTATTTTGTTTATTAATTGAGGTGTACAAACTTCATCACCAATCATTTTAACTGTACTATATTTATTACGAATATATGTGTTTGATTTACCTTCAATAATTAGTTGTTTAAATTCATCTATACACATTCTTTGATAGTTTGATATAGAATTATCAATAATAAATGGAACATCGCTTAAATCGTCTAACTTGTTGTTATTTTTAGTTACTGTATTTTCTTTATTTTCTTTATTAACTCGCAACATATTTAAAATAAATTCAGTATTGTTATTATCGATTATTGCATTATTATTTACGTATGAATCTGGTAATTTAATGAATGATTTTTCACTAATATATCCCTTTTTTAAAAGCATTGTTGCATCATCATCAGTAAGTAAAGTACTACTCCATTTTTTACCAGTAGATTGAATATATTTATTACCTTTAAATTTAGGTATACATGTTCTTACTTTAGCTCGTTCATATACTTCAGCCATAGCTATACCATCTTTTCTAAGTTGAGCATAGTATCTAGTACAACTATTTTTACATGAAGCACATGGTTGACCATTATTATATAATTTTGTATATACTCTCAATAATTGAATTACTTGTTGTCCAGCTATCACTTCATTTACTGGAATACTTAATATTTTTTTTACCTTATCAATCATAAATTTGTTTAAAATTTCTTAATATAATATTTGATATTTTTTTTAAATAAAAAAAACTCGGTACATATTACTTATTAGTATATATACCGAGTTTCAATCAGTTATTTAAATTATAGATTTGTTATTACATTAATGCTTCAAGAAAGTCTTTAGTCGCTTTGTAATCACCAATTACTACGTTATTTTGTGAATGTTTTTCTAATTGACCATCCATTGTATCCATTTCTATTTTACGTACACCGTTATTATCATTTGCCATGTATGTATCAGTTGATATGAACAATCCAGTATTAATACCATATGCTACGAATGTACCATCTACGTTATTTTTATCTTTACGTTCAACGATTGCAACTAAATCACCCAATTGATCAAAATTTTCAATTGAAGCAGAGTCAAATTCAAATCCAGAGAATACTAATTTATGTTTAAACATGTCTGGCATGTCTTCAGCTATAACTCTTTCAAATCCAGCATTTAATGCTTTCTTTGTACCGATTAATTTATAACCAGTTGTTGCAGGTGAAGTAGAAGCTAAATCAATACCAGTAATAAGTGAAGTATTAACTACATCGTAGTCGATTTGTTCTATGTCAGTTCTGTTAAAAAGATAAATTGTAGTTTCTAAACCAGAAACCGGAGTAGTAGAACAGTTATTAACTATTTCTTTTACTATTTTATTTATACAGCTCATTTTTATATCTTTTATTTTTTTATTTTAAAAAATATATACCGGATAATTAATACCCGATATATATTTATTGTGTTTTTGATTAGTATGCTACTGAAATCATATCAGCTTCAACAACTATCGCGTTAACTGTAAAACCGTAAGCGATGTATGTTTTTTTAGTTAACCAATCGAAGTGAGTATCTAATTCTTTGATACCTGATTCTTGTAATGTACCTACAGCGATATTACTAGGAGTAGTTAAAATTACTTTATGAGGATCTAATTGAACACCACTAGTTGTGTTTTGTAAGATTGTTTCGAAAGAAATCCAAGCACCTTCCATGTTAATTACTGGAATACCTTTGTATTTAACACTAGCAATACCGTCTACTGTATATTGAATAGAGTTGTTTTCACCTTTACTGATTAAGTAATCAACGTAGTTATCAAATACATCACGAGATACTAATAATTGTTTATCCAATGATTGACGTAATTGAGTTTTAGCGTTTTTAATTACTGCATTAAAAATTGTTACTGATTCACCAGCAGCTAATGCTTGGTTTGCAACAGTTGTTTGTGCATTTTTAGTAATAGTAAATCTTTCGATTGTAGAATCTTCTACGATTTGTTTCCAAACACCATCAGTTGGAGTGTAAAATTTAGTGTAAAAATCTGCTGGAGATGATGGAACAACACCTGATGTACTTGATGTAGCTTCTTCCATATCAACATCTGATGCCCAGATTAAACGATCTACAGCTTCTACGATAGAACCTTCAATTTTTGCTGCAAGTAATAATGCTATATCACTACCTTCGAAATCATATAAATCTTTATACGATTGTACTTTGTTTTTGAATGGTTTGAATTCACCATCAATATCATCACCACACATTGCGAATGTATCTGATACATTTACTGGGTTTAAAAATTTTTCTGATAAAACCGATTCAGCACCACTAGATTGTCTTCCACAATTAGCTGATTTTAGACCAGACATTCCCATATTACCTGCTATTACAACTTGAGTATTCATTTTAATACCATTGTAAATAGTAGCATATGATTGTAATGCTGGAGACATAATAGTTCTTGCCATTATGAATTCGCTCACTGATTGAGCTTCTTGTGGATTTAAAGTTAATCCACCAACGTTTACTGCGTTTGCCATATTATTTAATTATATTTTTTTTGTGTTTATTATTATTTTTCCTTCAATTTCCAAGAGAATGATTTAGCTACATTTATGTTTGAATCAACAGATGCTGTACTTGGAGTATTAATTTGTGCTTTTGTACCTGATGCTAATGCTTTAAGGTTTACTAATTCAGAATTCAATTCAGTTATTTGAACTGCTGTTTGTTCAGTAGTTCCTTTTAATGATTCTAATTCAAGTTTCAATGCTTCATTTTCCATTTTCAATGATTCATTTTCAGCTATAATAGAATCAGCTTCTTCTTGAGTTAAAGATACTTTAATTTCTACTTCTGTTTCACCAGATCCATCACCTTCACCATCTTCTTGTGGTAAAATTATTTCTTCTATTACACCACCAGCAGATAACACTAATTTCGTTCCATCATTAAGAACATATTCTGGTTCAAGAGTTCCAGTAACTGTTATTTTTTGACCTACTGCTAATTCTGAAATATCAGTAATACTATCAATAGTTAATTCGTTACCTGATGCATCTGCAATCATAATTGCTTTAGCTGTTACTTCTTTTTGTTTGTCGCCTGTTACTGTAGCGATGATTTTTGTTAATAAACCTTCAATTAATGAAAATTTAGATTCGATTACTTCGTTATTTTCCATGTGTTTTATATCACTTTTTAATTT